CTCTTCAACAACTTCCTCTTCTACACCATTCCACTTATTATTAAGAGCAGTGTATTGCTCTTGTGGTGTTGATGTAGCGTAAGCAGGGTTTGAGGTTATAAGAATCTTAGAGTTAGCCATAAAGTTAGAAGCAGCTTTGGCTTCAAGAACATCTCTAGGGATGTCCGTAGACAACCCCGATCCATGTTTAATTCTCTCTGACTCAATCCAACTTTTGTTAGAGGGTACTTCTGCATCGATGTACTCCATAGGATCTTTGTCAGCTAAATCGTTATAGAATAGTTGCTCTGCTGATGTTGACATTACTCTTCCTCAGGCATCTGTGCCATTGCATCCGCAGCACCTTTCGCCATAGGGCCAACACCCTTCTCAGCCATCTGCGCCATCATCTGTTGCTGTTGGGCTTCTTGAGCTGCTTGTTGTTCCTGTTGTTTCTGTTCAGGTGACTTAACTAACCCTTGTGTATCAATTCCTAATGAAGCACCTAAGCGAGATAAGTAATCACCAATGTTTAACTCATTAGCAATAACATCTTGACCTAATGGTTGAAGCATTGAAAGGAATGATTGAAGTTTGTTAAGATCCTGTCCACGACCCAGTGCCTCTAAACCAGTTACGATTTGAGGCTTTAAGGTATCTTTTGGAAACTTGGGCATCTTACCTTCTTTCTGCATCTGTGCCAGAAGGAGGTTAACGAGAGGGACTTGAAATTCTTGTGATAGTACAGAGTAGATACCGCCGAGAGCAGTCTCTAATTCCTGTGCCATGAAGCGTACTTCTTCTGCTGTTACTCGTTCAGCATTCCGTTGGACGGAGCTGTTAAGTAAGAAAGCATAAGATAGACGTTCTGTGATTGTGTTCATTGTTTCTTGTGCAACTCTAAAGTCGTTAAACTTATTAGCTTGTAGTGTTGTCACATCGTTAGCATCACCGGAGATGATACCACCGTTAGGTGAGTCTGCAATGTTGCGAATCTTTGTTGTACCGTTAGGTCTAACTAAGAATAGAAGTTTAGCACTTGCTGCGCTGCCTTCTACGATAGCTTGTGTGAGAGCCTCAAGAGATTTTAAATCACCTGCATACTCTTCAACAAAACCTCGTCCATAGTCTTCACCATCTATTGAGATAAAGCGTAAAGCCATCCACGGTAGTTTGTCTTCACGGTATGAACCTTGAGACTTAGGAATAATGATACCCATAACTTCTTGATGGACTACATACTTAGCACCCTCTCTGCGTACACAAGTAAAAAGATCACATTCTTTTTTGTTTGTATCTGCTTGGTACTCAGGGTTCTCTAGTAATACTTCTCGTATCTCTGGAGGTAAAGCCTCAAACGCAATAGACTCTTTAACAATAATCTTTAAGAGGTTTCCCATAGAGTCACGTTGGACTACAAAGCGATCTAATCGAAATACTTTCATACCACCTTTAGGAGGCATGTGGACTAGAGCATTACCTGAAACAATCAATTGCTTGAGAGCTTCAAAGGTAGGAACACGTATAGCTTTTGATTCTACAGTCTGTGTAGCACTGCGTTCAATACGAGCAAGAGCTTCTTCTGCCTTGCCTCGTTGATCACCACCTAATTCAACTAAGTCGAAATCATCTATCGTTAAGCGAAAGAAGGGAGTGTTCGGTGGTAGCAGTGTCATTAATAGTTTGGATGCAAGGTTGTTTACACCTCTGGCACCTACCGATTGGAAGGGTGTGTCAAATGAGCTTGAACCGTTGCTGCCCTCTGGGGGCAACAGTGTAGGGATCGTTAACTCAGCACATGTCCTTGCTCTTGATAGGAACGCATCTCTGTCTGCCGCCATGTTCTCATAGCTTTTACCGATAGATAATTCGTTCATGTTAGGGTTCCTTTATTATCCTATTTTCAGACCTGAGGCATAAGACGAAGCAGCTTTTGCTACCTGTGCTCCAGATGATCCTCGACCTAACATACCTTTAGCGCCTCTAGCTTTTTTCTTTAAGGCTGTAGCGTTTGAGTCTACCGCATCTTCTAACTCTGAAGGTGGTTTCTCAGGAGGTGGTGGCGGGGTTACTGTAGGTACTGGCGCTGGTGGTTTTGGAGACTTCATGCACATAATTAATTCTCATCTGGTTGGTCATCTTCAAGCATCGTTTCTAGCTTTAGGATGATGGATTGTTGTCCTTGGAGGAACGCTACTTGTATTTCCTGAACACCAAGGTGATGTGGGAGCTGGTTTGGGTATAAACCTTTAAGTTTATCTACCAACTCTTTAGTTATAATAGGGTTTATTTTCATAGCTGTTCTCTAATAGGGGAACCTTCGAGATACTTAAACTAAATCAAAAGGTTATGAGGGAAGTGTAACCAGACATTTGCGATGATATGGAGGCAGGTTACTACCTCCAATACCATTACCGCTTTTCTAAATTTCACACTGTCCGGCGACACAAGCGAGTTCTTGCGTACCAGTTGTAGTGTCTTCTGTTTCAAACTTACCCAAGTCATCCCAGTTAATAGTCTCTGGCATTTTAGCTAAGGCTTCGTCATATGCTTGTTCCGTGATAGCTGTGTAAGGTGCTTGCTTGTACACATGATCTGTGCGAGGCAAGAAGCTAATACCTGAACAACTATCTAGTCGATCCCACAGCCACTGACCTGCTGCAAGGAACTCCTCATCTGAGTAATAAATAGTCACACTAGGCTTATGCTCACACCAATGGTTCTGATAAACTTCCCACAAATCTAACTGAGTCTGTACGTTAAGGTCATCAACGCTCGTAGAGCCAGCAGGAGCCTTTATGGGGAACGAGAACACATAGTTATCATCATTCATTACATCCTTTTCCCAAGGCACTCCAGCGTCCTTGAGGAACTCTGAGATAGGGTCTTTGCCATCACTACGTACTGTTCGTATGTACTGGGCTGAGAACCTAGCGTGTATACCTGAGGCGCTGTCTACTAACTGTGATACAGTACCTGAGGGTTTCACGGCGGTAATAGCCGTAGACTGATTAATACCTAAACGGTCTGCCCAATCCTTGTTAGTTGATACTGCTACAGCTTTAAGGCGCTCTAGTATCTCAGGTAAGATAGGCAGGTTAGGGTGATCAAACCACGTACCTGAATCTTGTTGTCCTGACATTACTGGATGATCCATGATGCCCGTCATACTTACACCGAGTAAGCACTCTTCCTGTGTGTTCTTCTTCCAGATGTTACGCACGTAGCGGAAGTCTGTTAAAGAGGACTGTAGGGTGCCAAGGATTGTAGCAAGCTCAACCTTACGTTTTAAATCTTCGTATGTATCGGTACTACGAACCACTATTTCTGACAAATTACAAACCTGTGCAGAGCGTAGGATGATCTCACTACATGGGTTGGTCCCAAAGTCGTGCTCAATATCTCTACGTCCGTGACGGGCTGATTGTTTCTTAGCTGCCTTGCGGGAGAATATACCACGCTCACCTGCCTTAGATTTATAGAGAGCTGTCCACTCTTCTAGGAATGTCTCGAAGTCAGGGCGTTCATCATACACTGCACTATTGTTAGCGAGCGCACGTTGCGTATCAGTTTCCCACCAATTGCCCGACTTAGCATGACGCATCCGATCATCAGAAAGATTAGACAGACTAATAAGCGCAGAGCGACGAACGCCACCCACGACAACAATCTCTGCAATTTTACATACAATATCATGGCACTCAATACTCGTTAGCTTTCGACCAGCAGCACCTTTGAAAGTGCATATTGTAAAATCAAAAAGAGCAACAAGAGGATCAGGGCCACTACTACGCCCCCCGAAGGTCTTGAGTCTTTCGCCTTTGCCACGTAGTTTAGACACATCCCAACTAGGAACTTGGCCCGAATACAAAAGACTAACCAGCTCACGGAAAGCTTTAGCCCAGCCAATTTTACTGTCGCTAACATGGATCGTAGTATCTGTTTCATTAAATTCCTCTGCTACTTCTGGTAGTTTATTTACGGACTGACGTTCGACTGAAAAGCCTACACCAGTTCCACACATTAATACGTATAAGATTTCATCGAACACTCTGATATGATCTACTGCTATATATGAGCAGTTAAAGCCAGCCATGTTGTCACGATCAAGTGCAATACCGGCTGTCATTAAGCAACGCATTGATGGCATTACTTCTAGGTTGTAGATAGCATCATAAAGTTTCTTACCTGTTGCTTCATCTATCTGTTTGCGTCCCTTCCAGAAATCAATATATCTCTGAACTGTTTCGTCCCACGTCTCTCGTCTGTTGTCATCTTCTCTCCAACGTGCGTAACGTGACTTGTGAATGTACTGCTGATATGAATCCATCATTCTCCCCACTTTCCTCTAAATTTTTCGCATAGGCTTTTAAAACAACTCCAACATACATGTATGTCTTCAATTTTATGCGTCTCTTTTACTTTTTTCTCACAGTGCTGACACCTGTGTTTATTAGAGCTTGCCATTCGTGCCTACTCCCATGCAAACTGGACATGGCTTTGCAGCCTTATACAAACCATCACCTTGAGGTTCATAACCATATAATCCTGTGCCGTAACAAGCTCTGCACTTGTCTTCTTTTACTTCGTTGGTCATCGGTTATCACCTGAGCCTTTAAGTTTATTCTCAATCTTACGCTTCATTGTTTTGTTCATGTTCTCGAATGCTACGTCACTTAGATTTAAACCCATGCGATCAACAAGCATTGCTAAGTACCAGAAGACATCACCTAGCTCATCACTAACTTCTTGCTTATGGTTTGGACGCTCACCGTCCCTAATTTTTTTCTTTATTTTATCAGCTACTTCACCAGCTTCAGATACTAGACCAAGAGTAAGATACTCAATGGCTAAGTCTTCAGGAAAGATTGCTGTGTCATTACATTTTGCTTGAAAGTAATCAAAGCCTTCAAACATGCCTTGTAGATATTCGTAAGATACTTGGTTCACCAGTTAACTCCTTTAGTTTGTTTCATTAGTTCAATCATTTTCTTTAAGTACCACTGTGCTTTCTCTGCATCTTGGATAGGGTAGTTCTTTGCCCAAAGGCGAGAGCCAGTATATTTAATTACATTGCCGTGGCAGTATGAGATAGCTTCGTACTTACCTAACACATCGACAATGTAGTCAATGGTTTCAATCTCACCTACGTTATAATGGTCGGGTTTGTTTACTGGGTCAGCGTGTACACTTTTATATGCTTGCGTTTCTTTTGCTGCTTCTGCCTTCATACGCACACGAATGTCTTCAACTTTTTCTTGCGCTGCTTCTAAGTTTTTTACACGCCAATCGTAACATGCGTCCCATGCTGCTGGTGTTTCATCATTTATGCCGCCCATAACTTTACCTCTTTTGTTTCAAAATTATATTCACCATCACGTAGTATACGTGCTAGTCTTGCATTCTCTATAGCTACCTCTTCACCTAAACCTTTAGATGCAAAAGCATCGACAACGGTTTTCCATGTTGCCCCTTTATCACTGAGCAGTTGCTCTGCTTTCTTAGCGCCCACTGTTGGACAACCTTTGTAGTTATCCGTAGAGTCACCTACTAATGTTTGGTAAAGAAAATTATAATCAGCTTCTTCTAAATCTACGTCCTGTACCTTACCATCAATCAAGTGGTATGCAGGAATAGTAAGTAAGTCTTTATCAAGTGACCAGATAACAGTATCAAAACTTCTACTACCGAGGATTCCTAGTAAGTCATCGGCCTCTAACTTGTCCTCAACCATGCCGTTATAATTTATTGCTAAATAATCTTTAGCGTACTTGAGCAGCATCGGCTTACGAGTAAGCTTACGGTTAGCTTTGTAATACGGAGCTACATCTTTGCGGTACAAGTTGTCTCCTGAAAGACAGGTGATAACTTTATCACACCCTGACTCTGCTATGATCTTACTCATGAACTCTTCCATCGACCCTACGACATCTTTCTCATGGGCGTGTAGTGTCCATATACCGTTACCCCAATTGATTGGAGTCTCAGCAATGGTTGCAGCTTTGTAGGCTACAATGTCACCGTCAACTAATAGTGTTCTAGACTTCTTCATCATCTTGTCCTTCCATAAATTTATCAAATTCTTCTGCGCTCATAGTAACCATCGTGCTTACTTGGTTGGACATCTTCCAGTGGATGATAGATTCAACAATCCATTTGAAAGCAAAACCAAAAGAGACGGCACCAAAACCAAAACCTAAGATTAAATTGAGTGTACTTGTTTCCATAATTATTCCTTGTGTTTTACTAAGCGTAGTTTTCGAGTTCTAGAATCAAACAGTATGTACTGCACACCTAACTCTTTCTGTAGTTTTGTGCGGGCTTTAGAATTGTTAGCCCTATTTGGATTACTATTCATCTTGACATCAAACAAGTAAACCTCACCATCTTTAATACCGACAATATCAACAGCACCTGTACAACCTGAGTTATGGAAGACTTCAAACCCTTCATCCCACAACCACGTAATTGCGTAGTGTTCTGCCATATCTCCCAAGCGGTTAGCATCAGTGAGTTTCCGCCCAGCTTGTCCCGACTTGGAACTCCGAGTCGAGAGGGCATTTGAAGTTGTAAGCTCGTTCTGTTTCTTTAATGGCTGCTTTAGTGATTTCACCAATTTCATCCTCTAGCCCCTTCTTAACAAGTATCTGAACTTCATCATGAACAAACGCCACTATCGTAACTTCTTCGTTAGTGTAGCCTTTAGCTCTTATCATATTTTCTACAGTTGCGTACCACTTCTTACAGATGATCGCTCCTGCTGATTGGAGAAGAGTGTTCAATGCTGCGTGTGGGTGACGGATAGGAATCAACCTACCATCTAAACCGTTAATAAATTTCTCACCACGCTGGTTGTCTAGTTTATTGTTAAGAGCTTCTGTTAGTTTCTTTAACGCTGGAGTCTTAGCCAGAAAGCGTTTCTTAATCTGACCTCCTTCCTTCGCACCTTTACCAATGATCTGACCTATCTTCTCGTTCCCTGCTCCGTATAGAAAGCCATAGATAAATGTCTTGGCTTGGGGGCGAGTAGCAAGTCCTGCTGCTTCTTGATTAGCTGTATGTATATCACCTTCTAAGATTTCTTTACCATACCTACCACCGTCAAAGCGATTCATGTAGTGAGCTAGGCAGCGTAGTTCTAAGCCGCTTGCATCTGCTCCGAGTAATGAGTAACCGCTTGGTGCATGGAATAACTCTCTGCATTCCTTACCAAAGGCTGCTCCTGCGGAAGGTACTTGAGCAACATTAGGATCACTATGAGTACAGCGGGAAGTAACAGCGCCCATGTGATTAACCCGCCCGTGGATGCGTCCAGCTTTTTCCAGTTTAAGCCATGCTTGTTTGCCATTTCCTAATTGCCCCAGTCGTTTGTTTAGCATTAAGAACTCAGTCAATAATGCAGCTTCAGGCAAGTCAATTCCTGCCAAGATTTTTTCGTCAACTTTCGGTTCTCCAGATGGAGTGAACTCTTTAGGAGTCCAGCCTAACTTCTGTAACCTGTCTGCAATCTGTTGTCGGGATGCAGGGTTAAAAGGTATAGTCTTTGTTTTGGTCTTGAGCACAATGATAGTAGGCTCAAGAGTTTCAACTAGCTTTGTTTCTATTTCTAACTTACGTGTTGATAAGAGAGTGTAGAGCTTCTGTGCTTTCGGTACATCAAAAGGAAAACCTTCTTCTTGTTGTTTAATAAGAAGTCTATTCATCTCATGTTCAAGACGCATAGGTTCTTCAGGATACTTCTTCGATAAGATCAACTCGTACAGCTTGACGTTAAGGGCTACATCTTGCACACAATAATCTAGCATCTCAGGTGTGTAAGCATCCCATGCTTCGTCCTGCTCACCGTAGTCACCCTTATGGAACTTTAAGCGTTGTCCCCATGCCTTTAACGAGTGTGAACCAATTAACTTATTGTCAACGGTACGCTTGAGCATGTCTTTTTCTTTCATGTTAGGCCAGATCAAACGTGAGGCTACTAAGGTGTCGAATACTTTAGCTTTAGGTTTCCAGCCATAAATCTTTTCTAAGACTGGTAAGTCGTAGTTCATGACGTTGTGTCCGCCAATAACCTCTGCTCCGTCTAAGGTAGCAAGAGCAAAACCTATTCCAGTAGGGTCGCACCTCGTTACCTTGCCTGTGTCTGTGTCTTGTATAGCAACACAATGAACCTTAGTTACATCATCTAATAAACCATCTGTTTCTAAATCAAAAATTAACATATATCATCTCGCTGGATTGATTAAAAAGGTGTGTCGTCAAAGACACCCTCCGACATTCTACCTGTTGTTGCGGAGTAGGATAACTGACCTGCTATACCAGTCTCACCTGACCACCTGTTCTTTAATACTCGTAGTGTTGTAATGTTAGATGACTCTTCATCTTGCTGATTTCTTTCTAACCCTATAACAATATCAGATAGCTGGCCTATGGAGGCACTGCCCCTGAGTTGCGATAGAGAAGTCATCACACCTTCTTCATGTCCTTTGTCACCACTCGGTCTTCGTAAATGCGATACAACAATCATACCTATATTTAATTCTTCTGTAATTGATCTGAGCTTTGTCATCATGTTATCGATGATACGTCTTTCATCACCACCTTCAAGACCACTAACAACAATACTAATGTGATCTAAGATAATGTACTGACAACCGCAACCTCTTGCAAGGTATCGGATCTTAGCGAGTAAGTTATCACCCTCTGTTGATCCCCAATGGTCATACATAAAGACTCTGCCTGTTCCTAGTGTTGCGTCAAACGCTTCACGCATATTTTCTTTAGGTACTTCCTCAAGATGTACAGGTTTGTTTAAGTGTAAGGACATCAATCCCTGAGCTGTGCGCTTACTGGATTCCTCCAACGCAACGTAGCCTATGGTAGCGCCCTCGTTCAGTAGATGATATGCAAACTCTCGTGTGAGCTGACTCTTACCTAAACCTGATCCTGCTGTTACTGTTACAATCTCACCTAACCTACAGCCGCCTATCTTTTGATTAAGCTCTGCATACGGGTAAGGAACACTGTGTACCTCTTTCTCCGTTGACACTTCTTCCCATAGATCAGCACCATTAATGATACCATCTGGTTGGAAACCTTTAGCTGACCAGAAGCAATCTATTAACTCTGCGTGTCGGCCAGCCATAATCATATCGCTTGCATCTTTAAGTGGTAGCTTTGCGATCTTAGCTTTGCGAGGTGATAGTAGTGCTGCACATTCAAGAGCTGCTTCCTGTCCTACCTCATCATTGTCGAACATAAATACGACAGACTCAAACTTCTCTAACCATTCTATAGCTTGCTTAATATCTTTCTTAGCACCTGCTGCACCAGTCTTTAAACTTACTACAGGCCACTTGTGATCGAACGCTTGTGACATTGAGAGGGCATCTAGTTCCCCTTCAACGATGGTGACATTCTTGCCACCGTCTCTCCATAACCATTGTCCGTAGAGTCCAGCTTCTTTGATTGCTCCACGTACTGAGAAATTCTTTCCTGCTGTTCTAATTTTTTGTGCAACTGTCTTGCCGTCCTTGGTTTTGTGATTTGCAATCTGCGTTGTCTGACCATTAAAGGTTCCTGTTTGATAATCCCAAAACTTAACTGTCTTTTCTGTGAGACAGCGCTTAACTAATACTTCATGTGTTCCTGTTAAAAAATCTACTGGTTTAATCTCGATCACCTTAGCCTCCTCTTGGGATTGCCCATACGTATTACACGCAAAGCAAAAGGTGTGACCATCAGTGTACAAACTGTTTGCGTCTGACGAGCCACACTTCTCGCATGGAGTGTGCATTAAAAATTCACTCTCCTGTTGTTCCATTACTCTATTCCTGTAGGTTCGATCTCGACAGCAGCATGAAAACCCATGCCCTTAACAGCAGAGGTGAATGCCTCTTCTAAATCGACAAGGGCTAGATGATCCCCACGTCTTATGATGGTAGCTGTTGCGCCATCTGCATCACTACTGTTATCAGTTATTGCTACTTCAATTCTAAAACTAGTTGAACCACTCATCAGGTATGATCTCCTCTGCGTAAATAAAGTTATGACGCTCTGCCCATTCTGAACACGTCATCTTAGTACCATCTTTTCTTTTCTTAGCTCCCTGCACTGTGCTGTTGTTACGTTGAAAAAGAAAACGAATGTCTAACTCAGGGTGTTGTTCCTTCATGCTTCTCATCTTACGTTGAGCATCTTGTCGGAAATAACCTTTGACCTCGATGTAAATGTCCCCAATCTTTAGATCAGGGATGTAGTTACGTTCTACCACATAGGGTAGCTTACAAGGTTCATACTCATAAGCTATCCCACGGGCGTTGAGGTTAAGCTGTACTCGTTCTTCTAGGGTCGATCTAGAAGTCAGCGGCATCAGCAAGCTCCTTTATTACAGGAGCATTAGCGGCTTCAGTAGCAGGAGGTGCTACGAAACCATCTTCCTCATCAAAGACACTAGCAGCGGAGTTACCGTACTCTACTAGGTCAATTACTTGCACTGCTTTCAATCGTAATGAGACACCAGCTTTCTTAGTGCTCGCCATAACATACGGGATTGGTTCAAAGGCTACCTTAACACGAGAGCCATTGCCTACCAGTACGTCTTTACTGATTGGTACTTTCTTTGAATCCAGTACAGCAGGTTGTTGTTCGTAGTAAGTGCCGTCACGTTTCTGTACCTTAGCTTTGAGTTTGAACTTAAACTCGACTAAGCCTGTGTCATCACCTGTCTCACGATCAAAGACTGTAGCACATACGTCTTGAGTGGTCAGCGTATTCTTGAGGCGGGGATCTTCTTTAATCGCCTCATTAAACTTTGCTTGAACTATGCCTTCTAGTCGCTCACTCATTGCAGCGGCATCAGCTACCGGCATTTGTAGATTGATACTGTATTCACCCAATGGGTTAAACTTTGTATCAGGTTCAAATACTTTAGCCCATAATACGCTGCCTTCTAATACTAATATATTTTTAGCCATGTTATTTCTTTCCTAATATAGTTAATGTTAACGGGGTGGTGGCTATAGGGGAACCTTCGAGATTAGGCGAAAAAGTAATCACTTAATAAGACCTCCTCTATATCCAACGTGCCTCGCTGTGGTGGTGGTGGGACAACTAACTCATCCCCTAGTGAAGTTACTGCGTGTGTGTAGAGATTAAGCAGTACATCATGTTCTTTATACATCTCAACAAATGCCTCTCTGAGTTTCATATTAAGTAGCGGCATGTTTGGTGAGTGTGTTCCATAGCTATCGTGAACCATAGCAAAATCTACAACTCCTGCTTTGATACATTTATCTACGGTGAAGGTTAATGCAGCAGCGTCTAACGAGTGTACAAAGTTAGGACTACTACCTGACACGCTCTTTTTCTTATCAATCTCGCTCTCTATTGGTTGATTATAGTTTAATTTAACGATAGATCCGCTTAGATGTGTCTTAATCCTCAATTTATTTGTGTTTATGTAAGCCTGTCGCACTAATAACCCTGTTGGAGTCACCCATTCAAACGGTTTGTTGTGGTCGCAGTACAGTTTAGCAATACTTTTAATGTAATCCATAACCTCATGTGCTGATTGTATGACCTCATTGATAGCTTGCCAGACAAAACCAGACAAATACCTAGCCGGTTTAAAGAAATCGTCACCCCAAGGGTTACTACCTGTACATTTATCAGCCAAAGCATCAGCTATATATGCACTGCATGAGTGCCTTGTGCCACTGTAAGGTACAATCATCACTGGCCTCTTACATATCTTACGGTCTATACCAATGTTAAGTAGCTGTGTTGCTAGTTCATTGTTCTCTTGTTCTAATAATTCAGTTGCCCGCTTTGCTACGTCCGAGTAAATGTCCTGAGGTTCTTTACTTGGCGTTAAGTTTACTGAGCGGCCCCCTTCATAGTCCCTGAGCATCGCTGAGAGGTGTTGTAAGCCGTTACATGAACCATCACTGGCGCAAGGTAAACGTGTCTCATACGGCTCCCCATTAGCTCTGGCGGTGGTATACTCTGCCCATTCTTTACACCATGCTAAGGCTTGCCAAGGTTTGTCTGCTTCTTGCCACCATTTGTTACCTAAGGGATCGTTATAAACGTCAACAGCGTTGTTAGCGTTCATATAAGCCCACATCTCACGATCTTCTAGGCTAACCTTATCTACTCCGAATACGTTAGCGCCGTGTATAGCGAGCCACTGTGCTTCCTCTGGCTTCGTGATAGTAGCTGACTCTGCAAACTCTAGTAATGCTTTGGAGTAGTCGGCATTCTGTGGTGATAAGAAAGATTCTACTGGATACTTACGTCCTCTAAAATCTAGCTGCCATACATACCACATCTTACCTATGCTTTTATATTCCTCTGCTATCTGGATGGTACGCTCTACCTGTATACGTCTTGACATACTCTTGTTGTTAATGGTGTGTACTTTCTTACGTACAGACTTAAATGTATTAAATTCTATTATCTCTTCTTCGTTAAGATACTTAGGCTCTTTACTAAATGGATACTTTGGTAAGTCTAAGTTGTCTCTTGGAGGTAAGCCTACCCACTCCTGCCCACTGTCCCAACAAGTCCTGAGAACATCAACAACAAAACTATTAATCTGCCAAGGTGTTCGTTGTAAGGCATTCACACACTGATATTCTAGTGAGAGGTCAAGCTGTTCAATTGTATTAATATATTCCTGCGCTGCTTTTCTCATGTATGAACCCTCACGAATGGTAACTTGTTAATGTGATCAGAGTAGTAACCACCCCCCCAGAAACCTTCCCAATCTTTTGGTTGAACTATACAAGGGCTATACCTTGGTAGTGCAATCGAATTGGTATCATTGAATGCTTTAATCCACTCTGACGTTTCACCTGTAGGGATTACATGCCAGACTGTTCTGTTCTTGTTGATACGTTTGTCTAACTTTACTACGCCTGTGGTGTTAATGATTATGTCCACCATCTTAATGCCTACATGGATACGCTGCTCATTGCTCCAGTTAGGTATCTCAATGTCATCTAACTTCATCTTGTGGTTAAGACCGTGACGCTTGTGATCAAAACCTTTATCAGATTTCTTGTTAGCCTCCTTGATCATGTTACCCGCAACACCATCTTGCAGACTAAGCCAATGATCTAATCTCTTCTGTGTTTCTATCTGTACTCCTATGTTGCGAGCCACTGTTAGTAGTGTGGTCTTGGTTGCTATGTTGTCGATCAAACTGATCAAGGCTAAGTAAGCTACTTGGTCAGGCTTCATCTTCTGTATAAGTCTTTTGGTTATGTTTCTGTTTTGTGTGTTGTCCTTCATCAACGCTTTGATGGAGTCCTCTATTGGTTGAACGATACCTTTAATAATTGTTCGCCCATGTTTAGTTTTAGATCCTAAATCTTTTTCTAACAGATCATCTAGTTGTTTGTTAAACCTGTCGATGCCTGATTGAACCATTTGATATTCTAGCTCTACTTGCTCTTCAATAGTAGCCATGTCGATACCTCTATGCGGTACGTTTATGTGAGTATATGTGTCCTTAATCATAACTCCCTACGCTTGTGGAGTAATGAGGACACTCGTATTTTCTTTATGTGCTTTATATCTGCAACCAATAACATCGGATGCGTAGATAGTACGTATGGGATTAGGAAACCGATGTTGGTTTTAAAAATCCCACACATGCTATCGTTTTGATTCACTGTGTCCCCTCTTTAGGACACATTAGGACACAAATAGGACACATCTATTTACCCTCTAGTATGTTGATGCCATCTAGCAAACCTTCAGGTGCTAGGTAAGCGTACTTCATTGTTGTTTGGATGTTGCGGTGTCCCATCCATTCTTTAACTTTAAATATATCCATGCCGCCCATGACTAACTTACTACAGCAAGTGCTGCGAAAAGTTTTCCATATTGCTTCTTGCATGTTTGTACGGTTGCGTAGTTTCTGCCACCGCTTCCTGAACTGTCTTGGGTGCTTGTCAAACGCAGTACGTTCAACACATTCCAACACACGTTCTGTTACTGGTAGTAGTAAGTCATCACCATTCTTGCGATCTGGTAGCATCAGTCCCCACTTGTTACCAATAGGTATCGGTGTTGGATCAAACTTTAATAACTCACTTGCTCGCATACCTGTATCTAGACTAACAACTGCTGCATCATGTATGTAGTTCTCACCCATGTCTAAGAGAGTATCTAATAATAACTTCTCCTGTTCAGGGCGATACCACTTAACAGAATGATTAGCTTCTTTCTGTCTGTGAATCTTAGGTAACTCTGACAACTGGTTGTTATCAACTGCCATGAGTAAGCCTTGACGTAAGCAAGAGAGATGTCTGTTGATTGTGCCACCTGACCTACCTTGTTTCTTCATCATCTGGACGTAGCCTTTGATGAGCTGTGTGTCCACCTTGCTTACTGGTGTCTTGTGTCCGAACCACTTAGTTAAACATCTCATGGTACTAGGCACATGATCTTCACTCTTTGTACCTTCCCACAATGTTTCGTATGCTTCGTCAAGTGATCGACCTAACGACCATGCCGAAGATACTCCAGTGTCGGAGTTAATATGTGTTGGAGGCATCAACCCACGTTTAAGCGCATGTCTTGCCTGTGCTTCCCATAACTCTGCATCAGCTAAATGAGTAAAAGATTTTCTAGCCTTGTGTCCATCAACTGATACATACGCTTGGTATGACTTACCTCTAGGTTTTATACTCATAACGCCTCCAGTATTACTTCTGCACCCATGCCTACTAAAAAACAGACAAAGGTAAACAGTGCTGCTTCTAATAATATATTCATAATGAAATCCTCCTCGCTAACGCTCGACCTGTCTTAGTCACCTCGATAAACTTCTCATTACGTTTATCAGGGTTCTCGTATAAGGCGATCAGGTTTTGATCAACAAGCCACCTCATGTTCCTACTTGCACTGGCACTAGATGTATCCATCAAAGCACCAATGTCCATTACTCTCATGTCCTTACCCATAACAAATACGTTCTGTGCTATAAGTAAAAAACAATAGACCGTTTGTATACCCACCCACGGGTCAAACTTTCTGAATTCGTTTATTATTCTTATGTGTTCTTGTAAGCCTCGACCAGACAATACAGCCTCCCATCCAACTGATAAATACATCAGCTTTGTTCTTGCAGATTCTTGGTAGTAAGTACCTACCATACAAACACCAACCTACTGCTATTTCGTTTCGTAGAAACTTTATTAACATGTTTTTTCTCCCGTTGGCAAGCGCATTACTCCGTTAGTGTAGCAAGGTCAAGTACTATCGATTCAATTTGAATCACTTTATTTACTTGACTTGAATCCTGAATCCATTTCTCCTGTGGATAAACCCATAGCTAACTTATACATTAAATCTTCATCTACCCACTGAGGCGGACTAACTACGGGTTTTGGTTTGGGTAGATACTTGCCATACTTCTCATTGTACTCCCGTATGGCGGCATCAGGTACGACTATTCTATCCTCTTTGCACATAATCCCTCATCTCATTAGACCAATACAGGTCACTGCCATCATCAAGGCACTCAATACCCATGCCATTGTACTCATCCTCGTAATCTTCTACAAACTTTGCAGCTTCTTCGTAGCTTTGGAATGCTTGCTCGTGATAGCCTGTGTTGCTGCCATATGATACCAGATACATTACATTCTCCCTAGGTCAAGTTCATCGATAAGATGGCGTACTTGCCACCACGTAAATAAATATTCTTCAACTAATACAGCCATTAATTCGTTCGG